ATATCCAGTAACTTGGGCAAGCTAGATAACCTTATGAAGCTGTTGAGGAGGAAGGGTTAGGGTTCTTTCCACCATTTCAACAGTATAAAGTATGCTATTATTATTCTTGTGTATATAAATCCACATACAGTACATATTGCAATACAGCAATCCTCAACATCATGCTCCCGCTTCATAACATCTGTATTTCAAAAGATATTTTTAAGTTTACCTGTTTTTTACGGGCAAATGTGTTCTCGGCCACTTTCCATCTAACATCATCTTGTACAGTTTATAGAATTCTCTTGCACCATTTCCCTTCTTGAACCTTTCAGCCCTTCTTCTCGCCTCCTCCGGTTTCAGCTCGTTTACTCTCGAAAGTGTTTCAGCGAATGCGTCAACAGTGTTTGGGACAATAAACCCGCTTCTACCATGTTCTACTATCTCGCTCATTGCACCATTGCATGTGGTGATAACGGGTGTCCCGCATGCGAGGCTTTCGAGGACGACATAGCCGAAAGCTTCCACATATGATACGGGGAAAATGAATGCTTTAGCCTTCTGGAGAAAACGTATTAAACTTGTCCTGTCTGGTGTTGGAACATATTCTATCCCATGCTTGTCCATTAGGGGCTTGACTTTTTCAAGAAAATATCTTCTATGGTCTTGTGAGGTAATGTCTCCGCTCATCTTCAACTTTACTCCCGCCTTCGCACACGCTTCTATTGCCGTTACAGGCCCTTTGACTTCATGAAATCTTGAAACCCATATGACGTAATCTTCTTTGTCATAGCATGGTTGATAGAGGTCTAAGTCTATGTCAGGATATACTACAACGGGATTGACTATTGAAGTGTGACGGTTTTTTGACGTGAAAAAGGGATGTGGTATAGGTTCTTGAACATGTGCTCCGAAAGAGCTTTCCATTGCCTTAGCGTGCTTGTATGATATTGCTACAACATGATGTGGGTAGAAGAGGTTGTGTTCGTCTACACTAATCAAGTGTGCTAGTGCCTTTTCTCCCATTCCAACTGTGTTTGCGAAAAAATGTGCACATTTAAAGTTTGAGCCATCGTGTACAATGTCTGAAGAGAGAATGTTTTTCAAGTGCGTGGCAACGTTTGCCAACTCTGTCCTTCTATCCAAAAAACCCATTTCAGGATGAAGGCTTGAGATTTCTACAAGGTTACCGTGTTCTGGTTTCCTTGACAATGGTGAGGCATATAATGTGACATTGTGTCCCATCTTGTCAAGTTCGTCGACAACATTCCAATAAATTATTTCTCCACCGTAGGCGATAGGTGGGGTAGGATAAGGGCCCATGTATGAGAGAAAAGATATTTTTAGTGTCTCCATTCAATCACCCTATGAAAGTGTTTCCACTTTTCTTTTCTCCTTCTTCTTTCTTCTCTTTCTCCATCAGTTTATCGTTAACTTCTGCAATGTATTCGAATGCACTCATGTATCCTGCTAACACAATCTTCATCTTCTTTAAAGCCCTTTTCACTAGAACCAGTTCATATAAGATGAACAGTAGTGTTAGAATCTGGAAGATGAAAAGGTATGTTTCCAAATCCATCATAGTATTGGATGACCTGACACTTATTTAAAAACTTTTCAAACCGACGCAGTAAAGTTTTCAAGAAACTCTTTCTTTGTTTCATCCTCTTCCTTTGAATTTGTCAACGACGCTTCAAGTTTTCTTATCTCTGAAAGAAGTTTTGCCTTCCTCTCCTTCAACCGTTCAAGCTCCTTTTCCTCGTCATCAACCTGTTTCTTCAGGTTCTCAAGTTTCGTCTGATACTCTTGTATGTCGGGAACAATCCAGTACAATTGTAGGACTTCAAAAAACTCTTTTATCTCTTCAACATTGTTTAAAGTAAATGCGACACTTAACTTCATTTCACGGGGCATTATTGGAACACCTAAGGTGCGTTTAACGTGAACATACCCTTGTATGTTAAGTCAACTGTTTCAGAGTTTGTTACTCCTATAACACTCCAGCATAAGAGCCCCTTGCCTAGTTCAACATCCTCTTTTTCGTCTACAACGAGTTTTGTGGACATGATGTCATTTTAGGAAGACAGTGTATTATTTAAACTTTTTGCTCATAGAAATGTTTATAAAAAGATGTTGTGTAAACATAATCTATGGTCAAGATAGGAGAAGACAAGGACGTAATATTGTTTGTAAGAGAAAACCTGTTAAATAATATAGTTGACAAGAACGGTAACCCGGTTAACATTAGGGCAACATTTCCTCTTTCCCTCGCTCAAGTTCCATGTGTTGTCCTCATATTAAGAAGTGTTCGCTCACGTTTTCTTACAGTTGGTGCTACAAGACAGAGGTGGTATGCGACGTTTGAGATACAGGTTTGGGCAAGAGACTTGGAAGACCGTTACACTATATCGAAGTCTATAAGGGAGAGGATTTGGTCTATTGCAAAATCCAATCTTGCAGACAACTATGTTTTCATGCAGACTACAAGGGACACAATCAATGATGAGGTAACACTTTCTGGTACACCAATCTATCGTGCGACAGAAGAGATAGAAGTCATATACGATAAGACATGAGGTGAGAAAGGTTGTGTGACATATATTTTCATCCTTGCCTCAAATGTGGAAAAAATGTTGAAATGCACTTGGGAGATTTTGAAACACATGCTAACGAAATCGATGTCATCTGCCACGACTGTTTCCTGAAAACGTTGGGTTCTGGAACATACGTAGACCTTTACGAGAAAATGCCTGAAAAGAGTGTGTTATGGATTTATTTTCCAGACGGTTTAAGAGGAGACTGTAAATTTGCTCTCATCATTTCAAAGACAGAGAATGCTTGGATAAACAGGATGATGAACCATCCTAACGACGAGTTTGCGACAACGATAATGGAAATGGACACAAGGTTCGAGAAAAAGAAAAGACATAAGAAAGAGGGGGGAAGTCCCGAAACAGGACTTCCTTAAGGAAAACTTTGAGACAGATTATCCTGCTCTACTGCTATGAACTCCTCAGCCCAATCATTTTCACGATACTTTCTGGATAGGTTATGACAGGCGCATACCTTGCTGTTACAATAACGTCTATACTGTCAAAGTTTGGCTGTGGCCATACTGCGACACTGATTGGTCTCTTCACTACAAAGAAACCGAGTGGTGCATATGCTCCTGAAGCGTTTGCTCCTGCGGCGGCAAGAACATATGCTCTTCCCGCTGGAACGTTTGGTGTAACAATCTGTTTTAGTCCAAAGAGTGTTGGTGTTGGAGTTGGAACAGTACCAGAACCTTGAGTGTATACTGGAACGTTTGAGAACAGGTATGCGGCAAACTGTGGAAGTGCCATCAAGTCTTGGTGCTGAAGTGGGTTCATGACAATAGTGTCTGGTTCAAGAGCGTACTGTTGAATTATTGCTTTAGCGTTTGTGATGTCGTTGACACCTATTGTCCCACTTCTTGTTGAACTTGTTCCGTCCATGAAAATGCTTGTTCCTGTGGCAGAGAATGTTGAAGTTGTAAGTGCGGCAGAGTTGAAGGCGGCTTCAACGTCCTGGTCTATGGTCATGACCAGACGTCTTGCGGCTCGCCTCAACTGGTCTTCTATAATGTTCACAATCTGGTCTTCCAATAGTTCTCTTGTAATCCTTATGGCTGTGCCAACCTTGTAAGGTGTTACGGTTACAACAGTGTATGGAGTGTAGTCTGAAACAATCTGTGCACCTTCCTCTGTTCTCCCGACTACTGCAACAGTTCTCTGTCCAGCCTGTTTTGGTATAGCGGCTGTGGCACCAACTCTGATGACCAACTCTTGCAAGAGTGGTTTCAGAGCAAGTGCTGGCATTGTAAGCTCAACAATTCTCTTTGACAGAGCAGGATAGAACATTGCACCAGTTGTATCCATCGTGAAAGTCTCTCTAACCATACTCATATTCTATCACCATAGGAGGACTTGGATTGTGTCTCCATCTTGTGATGCGGCACTTAAGGCTATACCTTTTATGACGAGACCGTTTGAGTATGCGTTTGCGACTGTTAATGTGGCAACTTTACCATTTGTGCTTGCACCAATGAATGAGCCGGCACTTATTGCACCTGAGGCGACTGCATCGATTACGCCTCTACATAGTATTGCGACAGGTTCTCCTGAAGCGGCGTTTGTTAAAGCGATTCCAAGAAGCTGGTCTGTTGTAGCAGTTGTTGGTACAACTGTCCAAGCGGCTGAAAGTTTCACCGCATTTCCGATTGAAATTGTTCCACCGGCTTTAAAGTTCACGATAAAATTGTCTGAATGAAGTGGTTTGCCTTCAAAGAAAGGTGGTATTGTGCTCATGCTATCACCTCTATCCTAGAAGCCCCCTCTTCTCCAATTCTTTTGACGCCTTGTAGATTTCCTTGAACCATGCCGGTAGCTCTCCTTCGGCTTTTGTTTCCTCTTTTACTTCACCGACAATACCCTTTCCTGAGGCAGATGCTTCAGCAAGCTTCTTCTTCTTCGCTTCCTCTATCTTTTTCTTGACTTCCTCAAGCTTCTTCTTCAATTCCTCAATCTTTTTCTTCTTCGCTTCCTCTTCCTCTTTCTTCTTCCTTTTTTCCTCGATAAGTTTCTTTAGTTCCTCTCTTCTTCTCTTGGCAATAAGTTTCGCCATCAACTTTTTCTTTGCTTCAAGCTTCTTCTTCTTTGCCTCTTCTTCCTCTTCTTCTTCCTCTGGTTCTTCCTCTTCCTCTTCTTCCTCATCTTTCTTCTTCTTTACTTCCTCAGAAAGTTTCTTAACTTCCTCTGAAAGTGCCTTTAGAGCTTTGTCAAAGTATTCTTGAATATTCTTCTGTGAGTCGGCAATCATTTTCATAACGTCTTCGTATGATAGTGGCTTTGGCTCTTTTATTTCGGCTGAGGGAGTAGCAGTATCTTGTGCCTTAAAACTCATACTACTCCCATGTTGGAGACTGTTTTCACTACCATTCCTCTCCTTGGAAATGGTAGTATCATATTGAACATGAGTGTTTTGAAGAGAAGATTGGTATTTAAATCTTTCGGAAAGGGTGGCATCTAATCCCGCCTTAAACCCCACGGGCATGATAATAGCACTCTCGTATGCTGGGAGGGAGACTATACTGATTTCTATCGGCTGAGGATGTCTGATAACAAGTTCTGTTCCACCACATCTTGGACAAGGTTTGTCAATCTCAGTTATCTTCGCCTCCATCTCGTTCTTGCTTTTTCCGAGACAGTTTGCACAGTAAACGTCATCCGAGTAAACTTGGATGCTACTGTATTTAATGTATCCTAGAATAAGTTTTTTGATGATGTCTTCATCAGCAATTTCTGCCTCGTAAAAGACCTTATTGTCTTCTCTCCAAGCGTTTGTTACAGTTCCAATAATATCTTCAACTCTATCAGAATGGTTTTTTCTCACCTGACAACCTTTCAACTTTTCTGCAACTTCATCTAAGTCTTCTAATGGAACTTTCCACTTGTTAGCGTTCATGCTGTCATCGACGGCAATACCTACTATCTCAAGTCTTGGGGGAAGCTTGCCTGTCCTATTAAACTCTTTCATTAGCTCACTATATTGTGTTCTCGAAACCTTTGGTGCTGACTTTGCAAAATATTTGACTTCCAATCCTCTCTTCAGAACACTCATATGTTCTCTTTTAACCTGTTAGGGATATAAGTTTTATCGTTTATAAAATCTCCTTTTCTTTAACATAATCCTCCCAATGGTCTATAATATAGTTTTCGAAATGATATACTAGAACATTTTTGTAGTCTCTCCACACGTCTTTAGCATGTTCTGACACAAGATGGATTGTCATTTCATCCAAGTCCTCTTTCACTTCCTCGAGACAAAGTCTACATTTTTGTTTCACTACACCCTCTTCTTCCTCCTGTTTAAAGTATTCTAGGACAGTGTCAGTGTCAAGTGAGAGTGCAAAGTCTGGGCTTTCAAGAAAATCTTTTAATATGTCAGCATGTGTTTTAAGGTGTTCGACCATAAGCTCTTCAGATGTAGTCTGCAAATTACATAGTCTGCAAATGTAGGTGCTCATACGAATTTATTTTCTCCGTGAACTTATTTAAACATTTTCTCAAAAAAACGTTTATATATTCCCTTCCAACTTCATTTAACATAATGAGCCTTTTCCCATACGAGTCACTAAAAAAAGAGGTTGCAAAAGTAAAGAGGAAACTTGGTGAGATAGAAGAACTTGACCTGTCTGACCCAGTCACCTTTGTAGAAAAATATGTTAGGAATCCCAAAGACCCAACTAAACCTTTTTCTTTCGAGAAAAGAGACTATCTTCTTCCATTGTATCGTGACATGAGCAAGAAGATTGTGATTGTCAAGTCAAGGCAGATGGAGATAACAGAGTTTGCTGTGAACATGCTAATCTACTGGAGTCTAAAGCATCCTGGAGTGTACGTTTACGCCCAACCTACTCTTCCAAAGGTCGCAAGGTTCTCAAAAGATAGGTTGAGGAAACAGATTCAGAGAAGTCCGACGTTGAAAAAGTTTCTTGGAGAAACTGATGTGAAAAGGATAGAGTTCGGTGAAAGCGTCATCTACCTATATTCTACGTTCGGTGAAATGGATACCTTGAGAGGCATTCCAGCAGATGCGGTTATATTGGATGAGGTTCAGGACATGGACATCAGTGCCCTTGCAGTGGCAGAAGAAATGCTTTCCCACTCCGATTTCAAGAGAATGTGGTTGATTGGGACACCGAAGGAGGCGGGTTCAAAGTTCGAGGAACTCTGGAACATGAGCGACAAAAAGGAATGGGATGCTGAAAAGAAAATGTGGATTCCAACGAACACTGACAGGGAAACATATTATTCGGGATATCATATTACGCAGAAGATGGCGATAGGATTGTGGATGACGGAAGAAGAGATTGAGAGAAAAAGGAAAACTTATACGAAACAGAGGTTCGTGAACGAGGTTCTTGGAGAATTCTATTCTGGTATAGGAAGACCTGTATCGTTTGAGGACGTGTGGAGATGTTTCACTCCTCTCATCAAGAAGGGTGTGCTGGAGAAGGGGAGACAATATTATGCTGGAATAGACTGGGGTGTTGGAAGAAAAGCCTATACAGTGTTTGTTCTCATGACGCCAATGTTGAAAGAGTATCCTGACATCTACTACTATGATGTCGTTTACGTGAAAAGAATAGACTATCCTGAAATATCACAGCATGTGGAAGAATGCAAGAACCTTATCAAGAAATTTAATCCTCTAGCAATAGGATGTGATATTGGCATGGGCTATGTCCAGAACCAGGAACTGTATAAGACTTTTGGAAGCATTATCGTTAACGTCCAATACTTGAACAGGCCTGACAAGACTTTTGAAGTTGAACCATCAATATTCGGTACTTTTGCGAAAGTTGATAGGACAACGTGGATAGACCTCTTCTATGACAAGATAACCAAGGGACTGCTTAGAATATACGAGGACGAAGACGATGACATTAAAGAGTGGATTGTCAACAACATTCTTGCCGAATATCCTGAAGTTGAAGAGTTGCCAAGCGGTAGGAGGATTAAGAAGTGGGTTCACGATAGCGAACAGACAGACGACCTTCTCCATGCACTCATATATTCTATGGTCGCATTCGAGACGAGGAAAGAGTTTGTTGGACACGTGGACGAATACGTTGGCTTCGTTTCATGATTGAGACTTTGTGTTCTTGACTATCTCTCTAACGATTGCTGAAATATTGTAGGTTCTAGCCAACGCCGAACCTGCTTCACGAATGCCTCCACCATCTAATATGCTCTTGTCGCATTGAGAAAAGACTTTTCCAACATGGATTTTTCCATCGCTTCTTGCACTAACGTAGACTATATTTTTTTCGGGTATAATGTTTATGACAAACTGAGGCTTTCTTGTTTCACTCAATCTCAGGTTACAGATTGCACTTCCAAGATTCCATTTGTGTTTGATGATTGAAATCTGGAAAGTTTCATAGTCTAACGTGAAAATGTTTCCTCTGTCAAGAACCTTTTTCCATTCAGTTCTCCATGAAAGAAGCAGTTCAGCAATCTTCTGTACCGATGGAGGATATGATGGTAGAACGTTAACTATCTTCTTGTCTTCACTCTTGTACAGTTTTCCAAGCTCACCTTCTATCTCACCATATAATGTTATGAAATCGTATCCCTTATGTTCTATGTCTCTCAAAAACTCCATTAGAAGAGGTGATGCTTCATCATAGATGATTCTTCTTGGCACGTGAAAAAATTGTACGATAGCATCTATTATACTCCATTTGAATGTCGCATTTGCTCCATAGTAGATTGTTCCAGCATATTCTGGATACTTTGAAAGAAGTTTCCCATATATTTCTCCACCAATCTTCTTGTCTGTTGAAACGTCTGCTACAAGTCCGAGGATGGTAAGTTTCTCCAAAAACTCTGTAACCTTCATTCCATGAGATTGGATGTAAAGGTAGCAGTAGCCTGTTGTACAATTTTCTGTCGAACTAAAGTATTCGAGATAGCCTGTCTTCTTCAACTCTTCAAGAAATGTCAAGAATTTCATGTACTCTTTTTCTCCCAAGACTTCAAGTTCTGGAGGATGGTTGTCGAGAATAGTAACTGTAATCTTTTTCTCCATAAGGGGTTTAATTCTTTGGAGAACATCTATTCCGCTTCCAATGTCAAGGACATAGACTTGCGATGGCTGATATGATAGAATTTGTTCTACATCCTTTTCTGTTAAACCGAACTTGTCCCACGTTTGAAAGATAACCTTATGCCTTTCTCCTATACTTGTTAGATAAGATGATATCATGTAGGCGGATATTACTCCGTCTGCGTCATCGTCTGAAAACACTATTTTCATAGTCTATGGTAGCATGGCACTTATTTATAAATTTTATTTTATGATGTGGAAGACTTCTGTCGGATAATCTAATTGTACTCCTCCTCTTTCGTCAAAGTCGAACAGGAACGAAATGTTTTCTAAAACCATGTTCTCTACCTTTATCTTCTCAATCTCCTTTTTCAGGTCATCTAGGGTATTGTATTTTGCAACCTTAACCTCTTTAATGAAATCGTAAACCTTCTCATACAGTTCTCTTACCTCATACGCTTCCAAGTTTTTTGGAGAATGGAATGTAAGCTGTACAGTAAGCCATCCAAGATTATATGTTGCAGTAACCTTCATACTACTTCACTTTTTTCGCATAGTCTACTGCTGTCTTGGTAACATATCCTATGATGAAGAGGATGATTTTGAGGAAGTCGTCTGGAGAAAGCTTGTTAAGTCCTGTTAGGATAGCACAGGCTATAATGGCTATAATGAACAATAATGTTGTCTTATCAAGTAGGTCTGACAATGTTGGCATAAGATTGCTCATATTATACTATTTTATAAACTTTTCTCAAAACAGTAATCTTTAAAAAAGGGAAATGTAGAATATGGTGTGATGAACGTGGACGAAAAGAAGTTGAAGGAGTTTCTGGAAAAACTTTTCTTAGAGAACGTCATAGATGTCGAGAAGGGAGTTCCGATAACAGCAATAGAAAAGGAATATGATAAAGGTTTTCTTGAAGAATGTTTTCTGAGAAAATATGTTTGTGTTGAAAGCGGCAAACTGTTTTTGAGCCAAAAGGGGGTGCAATATATTCTTGCAATGTACAGTTGAAGTTGACGAGAAAAAGCTTCTTGAGAAGGTTAAGATTTTCAAGAGCGGTGGAACATATGTTGGCATTATCCCATCGTTTAGCAAACCTGACGTGAACTACACTGTCGTATTCGACCTCGCCTCATCTCATATATCGTGTACTTGTCCTCATTTTGTTTACAGACAAAGGCCTTGCAAGCATATTGGACTGTTTATTAAAGCCATGAAAGAAAAGGGGTTCACGTGAAAAACTTTTCCATCTTCTCCGTCTTCTCTTCTGACACGAAAATTCCAAGCCTCTTCAGTATCGGCATAATCTGGTTCTTTTCATAGTAGGTGTAGTCTATTTCACCTTTTTTGACGAAGTCAACTATTTTTGGGACACCTTTTCTGCAAATAACATAGTGTATGACACCATATTTTTTAAAGTCTTCTGTGACAAGACCCCTTTCTATCGCATCACGTAATGCTTTCACATGCTGTGCGTTCACCTTATATTCTTCAAGACCTTTTGAAACACTTTTGCTTAGGACAAGCATGTCATCATATTTTCCACGTTTCATGTCATCTATAACTTTTCTCACATACTCTTCTATTTCTTCTCTTGTCTTGCCTTCTAAAAGCATTTTGAGAACATCTTCTTGAACTTTTTTTGACAGGTCACTCCAATCGCCTCTCTCATGTTCTAATCCAACTATCACCATCCTGTTTTTTTCACCATTTTTTCCAACCGCTATTATTCCAGCATACCTTTTCTTTACAGACGTTCCAGCACTTGAAAGGGGAAAGAGGATTTTACTCCAGTATCCTTCAAACTTCATTCTAATGTTGGAAACGTTAAACTGCTGTCTTATCGCCTCATTGATAAGATTCTGTATAATATCCTTTTTCTCGAAAGGTGCTTGGATGAAGATGGAGTCAGTGTCACCGTAGATGACTTTGAAACCTATGCTTTCAATAAACTTGATTGTAAAAAGAATTATTTCTCTACCTTTTTCTGCAACCTTTTCTCCAACCTCTGAAGAGTATACTCTACTGTATGGGCTACTGAAGAAACCGTACATGCTGTTGACGAGAAGCTTGTAGGCCATGTATTCTATCTCATCTTTTGCCTTCTCCTTCTGCTCCAAATATTCTTTCACTATCGGTATAAAAACCTCTTTCCTGTTCCAGGGTGCAAGTTCAAATCCTATGATAATATTAGGGTAAAGTGAATTGTGTGTTAGGATGCCGTTTGCGAAATAGTATGGAAATTCCGCCCATTCTAACGTTATATCGTAAACGGGCCCATTATACTTATATGTTTCTATGTTTTTGATTTTCTCGATGGAGACATAAGGGTTTCTGTTTCTATTACCCTTACATATTACATGCATACATAATCCGAATTTTGGATGTTTTCCCGTTCTCTTTGAACCTAAAATCCTTTCACGAATAATGTTACGAAGTTTCTCGTTTTTATCTGAGGAGATAAATCCGATTTCAGTGTAAAATTTCAGAAGAGAATAGAGACCTTTCAGTTCACAGTACCAATTTGAATATGTACGGTTATATTTGTTTTTATATGAATATTTATGGGAGTTGAAGGGTATTCCAGCATCGTTCAAGAATTGGGAAACTATTTTGAACTTTTCTTCATTAACCGCTGACTGAATAAATTCAATTGTCTTACGTTTTATGTTAACTGAGCCGTCTCCTTCAAAAAATCCAGATAAGAATGAAAGTTTCTCTTCTAATGAGGGATTTTTTAAGAAGTCTTCTAATCTTCGGATGAAGTCGAGAACAATATTCTTTTTCGAGAATACTAAATCGACGCCTTTTGAATTTTTCTTTCTCTTCTCATAAATGTGGATAGATGGATATTCTGAAGTTAAAGTGGAGACAATAAAATCTCTTAATTCCTTCTCATCGCTTGAAATAGCGAAAGAGATACGATATTGATGGGAAACTCTTTTACAGTTTCCTGTTTTGTCAAAGTATGGAATATCTTTTCTTAGAAAACTTCCTTCAGCAAAAAATATTCCAAACAGTTTAGCCATTTTGTTTTCATTATAAACAGGCGGGTTTCCTTGAAATACAATCAGTTTTTCTCCTTTCCTCAATTCTTCAGCCATTCTCTCTTTTATCTTGTTTCCGATAATAACGGGAAACTTGTGTTGTAAAGTAGCATCTATTGTTTTACCGCTTTCAAGCTCTATTTTTCTCAACAGTGAATCAATGTTGTAGATATGAATTTTTTTAACATGTTGCCAACCGTATGGTGTTAAAACCTCCTCTCCTTCCCTTAGAGAAGAGATTTGTGTTAACCCATGTCTTGTAATCACAAGAGTGTCTCCCCTGAGACAAGAGAAATCATACTCTAAAATGTTCTCATATATTCCTGATTTTGGCATGTGAATGTATGCACCCTTGTATTTTTCATGCGTTCGTTCCACATATGATGGGCACACGTAACCGAGTGCTCTAGCACGTTTCAAGATAATGTTGGTGTGGACGGGTGAAGGTGTTACAGTGTTCTTGTCCTCACGTTTGCCTAAAACGAGGTCTGGGAAAAGGTTTGACATTTGAGCCAAGTGAACCGCTAGCTTGCTGAAATGAAATTTCATGTCAACTTTTTCTGTCATAAGAGTATCCCACACATTCCTTTCCCTTATCTCCTCCTCTTTCAAGTCCTTCATCCTCCTACCCTCATAAGGTTTTGTTTCATTAAATTCTTTTGCCACATAAGATAGACTGTACCTTGACCTGTTGACCGTATAACGGTAAAATTGCATTATGTCTAGGAATCTGATAGAATGTTCATCGACATTGATACCATTCTTTCTACACCTTTTGACAAAATACTCTTTGTCCCAGTCACTGTTCCAGCCAATTAGTAGGCGAACATGTTCTCCTTTTAGGTAGGAGAGGAAATTGGATAAAATGCCCTTCTCGTCTCCCTGAAACGTTTCTATTCCATTTCTTTTCACTGAAATCGCTATAATCGGTTCTGATGCCGTCTCCTGGTCTGGGAAACCGTTTGTGTCCAAAACCTCTATATCCCAGTATGCTTTCACGTTCTCGTATGATGAGCATTTGATGTTATTGTCTATCATCCACCGTTTCGTATACGGTATGTCTCCCTCGTACACTCTTCTACCGAACCTTTCAATGTTGTCTCGAAAATTTTTCACATGTGCTGGAAACATGAAAGAATATTTTTTCACGTTCTCGTTCGTGTCAAGTGTCTTGAGAGAAGTGTTTTCTACTCGTATTGGAAACTTTGATTCAACATCGTATGCTGATGGAACAAAACAGTATGGTTCAGGATATGCTTCAACCTCTTCTACACCGTTTTCAGTGTAAAGTTTCATGTACAGTTTCCCGTTCTTGACAACATAGTTAGCAGAGCAGACGTTTGCCGTCATTTGACAATCTCCTTTACAATTTCATAGAGGTCTGGATGGTTTTCTTTTAACGTGGAAAGTTTTGGAGGACGAAGGTCTATTCTCCTAGCCCTTAGAACATGATATTCTATCTGTTCATCGGCATCTGTTTCAGCCACCTCCTTACACTGGTTAATATATTCTCTACAAACTTTTATAGCCTCCTCGTCAGACAGTTTCAGTATGTTCACACAAAAGGGTGCAATGATAAGCCAAAGTATCCTATGTCTTCCATCGGAAACCGGATGAAGGAGTAGCTTGTAAACGTATTCGTATTCGTCCAAAAAATTGGTGGGAGATGAAACACTTTCCTCATAAGATTTTGTCTTCACAAAATTTGTTGTAGAATATTTTTTTCTGACATCATCCCATGAGGAAAGCATTTCACCTCTTAACCTCCTCCCTTAGTTCCTTCAGTTTCTCAGGACTTATTCTCGAGAACCCGTTGCCGTCAATGAGAAGCTCATATCTTTTCTCCCAAGCAGGTAACGTTGGATATCTGACTACAAAGAGAACCCTGTGTCCATGAAGTTTCTCCGCCCTCGATTCAATGTAAAGAAGGTTTTTTGTGTAATGACCAATTATTTTTCCACCCTTGTACAATATATTTTCTCTACTCTGAAACGGTGCTGTCGGATTAAACGAGATATGGTTTGTTGTGAAAATGTAGACGTCTGATGAGGAAAGGGCTAAAGCACTTGTCAAACTTGAAAAGAGAATTTCTTCTACACCGCTTCTTAATGGAAGATTCTGTCTCCCACCCTGCATGAGAGGGTCAGCGACAGTAGTAATGGAATCGATGACGACATAGGAAATATTGTTCTTTTTCAACGTGCTAAGAAACTCTCCCTTTTCAATGTTCATTTCCTCTATCACGAACTCGTTTTTTCCACCGAGAATAATTTTTCCTTTCACTCCAAGAAAGTTTAAGAGTGTGTCGATGGTTGGAAAATATTTGAAGACAATAGAAGGTTTCACATTATATTTTCTTTCGAAAATGTCATGCCATAGTTCAATAAAGAATGGACTTGCCTCCTCTGTCGAGATAAAAAGAATGTTTCCCTTGGTCTGAGAAGATACCATGTAACCTTGTTCTAGAGAATACAATGTTTTCCCCGTCTGCGGTAAACCCATTATACCGCTAATGATTCTGGGAGGATAGACTTCTTCTGTCAGTAGGAAGTTCATACCCTTACCTTCACCTCATCCATTTATAAACTTTTAGGGATACTTGCGAGGATTCCATCTCTTCCTCTGCATTTCATGAATGTCTTGAACCGTCAGCCTCTGCATCTGCTGAATATACTCTTCTTTTGAAGCAAGCTTTGGACTGAAAGAGTATGCACCACATACTGGACATTGGACGGCACCTAATGCTCTAACACCCCATCTGAAAATGAAACCACACAGTTGACATTTTACGAAAACATAATATTCCCAGGGTAGCCCATACACTTCATCTATTGCTCTACGGTTACGCATACTCAATTTTGCTCACCAGCTCTTTAACCTCTTCAGGAGAGAGGCTTAAAACTTTTTCCCTCGGCATATTATATGCTTTCATAATCATGTACACTACTGCCTCCATATATTCTTTTCGCTCAACATATTCTGCCACCTTCATCTGGTCAAAAGGCGTCAGTTTCCCCTTCAACATAACCTTCTTCTTCTTTTCTCTAAAACGTTCCAACATAACATTTGCTACCGTAACAGAGAACATTCCGAGGACAAAATACAGTATACTTGTTCCAATGAAAATGCTTGACAGTGCCAAGACTCCGGAGACGATGAGGAAAACCTTATTTTCTATTTTCAAGTAACCCACCACCTTTCTTTGAACCAC